AATTATTATTTGTTGCTTGATGTAGTGCTAAAGTAGAAATATCATTAACTATAGCATTATCATTGAATTCTGTAATTGTTTGGTAAGTTTGATTTCCTGCTAAATAAGTTGAAGCTGAAGCTGTTCCTGTTCCTAGATTAGCTGCAGGAACTTTATTTGCAAGTTGAGTTGCAGCATCAATGCCTGTCCCTAATCCACCAACCGTGGCTGGTAAAGTTACAGTTTTTGTTGATATATCAACAGCCGCGGGTAATTTTGCTACTGTAACATTTAAATCTTTAACCTTTACTGTTTCAACAGCATCGGTTGCTAATTTAGGAGCAGTAACAACTCCATCAGCTATATCCTCTGAAGTTAAAGGTGCGTCTGCAGGCCTAGTTCCAATGTATCCCATATGTTAATATCCTTATGTGCTAATTTCATCTACTGCACTTACCCAAACATCACATGAAGCTGCATCCGAACTGATAACTGATAATATATCTAAATTTTGAACAACGAATTTTGCGCCGCCGTCCAAAACCTGTAAAGAACCGCCCGTTGGAATGGGTGCATCCTTCACTAAATAAATATTGTCAGTTCCATTGTTAATGTAACAACTTACAGTGATAGGTGTGGCAAGTATATTCGATAAAGAAATACCCACAATTGCATCATAGGAATTAGGGCTATAAACTGCTTGCGCCCCTGTACCTACTGCATTAAATGTATATCTTCTAAAATTTTGTGCCATATTTTTTTCCTATTATAATGCGATAGCCATTGCTGTCGCAAATCCTTTTGTTGCATAACCTAGATCTGGAACTAATGCTCCAGTTGCATCTAAATAAACTGCTTTACTTGCTGGTAAAGTACAAAATACATCTTTAGTTCCAGGATCAAAATCTATAGCTGATGTATTATCATCAGAATTATCCAGAATAGTTGTTCTTTGTAAATTAGTTGAAGTACTTAAAGTTCCTAAACCAACTTCCCATTGAGCAGTACCTTGATTAAAAATAGCATAGTAAGTTGTATTACCAGTTCCTACTCCAGCATCAAAACTTTGAAAACCAGTTGCAGGTGTTGCTGAAATAGCAAAAACTGTTTGACTAGTTCCTGTCGCCGTACTGGTTGTTTTTACTCTGTCATTTATAACCAACGCCATTTATTTATTCCCTTTACGTTATACTTAAAATTGCATCAGCTCCTGTACTAACAGTAGGAAACACAACTTTAAAATCTCCACTAGTCGAAGACTTTGATCCACCAAAATCTAGAACAGCAACTAATCTTTGATTAGCCGTTGTACCACCCGGAGATTGATATTGATACATCAGTCCATAGGCTGCAGTAATAGTTGCAGTAGACCATGTAATAGTATTGGCTCCGCTCCCATCTCCTGCAAAATTTAAGTAAATTGATTGAGGTTGTGAACCTGCATTAGCAACGGTAGCCGCACCACAAGTTCTACCATCCGTTACATAGTTTCCTGTTGCTGCAACTTGTCCTGCTGTTGCACTAGAATAAACAGTTGCACTTGCCACTGGATAAGCGGTAACACTTGTATATAGAGCTAAATAGATTGTATCACTAGGGAAATCAAAATTTCCTTTTAATAAATCTTTTTTAAACTCGTATGGTACATAATTTGCCATATTTTTTCTCCTTAATTATTAGTTCCGTAAGCTGATGGTGATTTTGATTTTAATTGTTGACGAATAATTCCATCCTCATCTTCGTCTCTGCGTCTATAACCGATTTGTTCAGTTGCATACGTTGTAAGCGCATTTTCATATTGCGTTTGGTAATATTGTATCATATCCGCCGGTCCTTTCAAGTACCCATATGCATTTATCAAACATGCATATAAAAGCAAGTCTTGATATTTATTGGATAAATAAGTTCCATTTGTAGATGCCGGAGCACCTGTTGGTTTTGTAGTATTTGTAATACTTATTGGTTCTTTATTGTAAGCTAAAGTAATAGCGTAATCTTTGTCCGGTGTCGGAGAAACTACCCAATAAGTTTCATCCCAGTTTCCGTAATATTTAGGTATTCCCACAGCCGAAGTTGAAGGAGTGGAATAATATTCAGCCATAAAACTAGGGTCTCTTTGTTCTAGAAAAACTTGTTGTCCATTAGCATCTTTAAGTTGGGCATAATTAATAGATCTTAAATCCTCTGGAATAGTTACATATCTATTTCCAACAACTAAGTTAGATGTTGCATAGTGAGCATTTTGATCTGTAGGTATTGATCTCCAAATTTTGTTTTCAGCATTTTGAATTTGTGTTTTTAAAATTGCATCTGTTAAAACTGTATCAGATACTTCTGTGTATCCTCTAATATCTGATTGTAAATTTACTAAAGTGTATGCCATATTATAATGCCTCCAATGTTACAGGCCCTGCTGAACAATTTAAACCACCACCTGTTATACCAGATGTTGTAGCAGTGTCACCACTTTGAAAATAAAAATAACTAATAGGATTAGTTAAGATGTCTGTAGTTGTGGCTTGTGTAACATTTCCTGCAGCATCAATTTTTCCTAATTGAATTGTAAAGCCAGCTGCCGCATCAATATCTACTACTCCTGATATATTTGGAATAGAAGCAAATTGTTGTAAGTTTAAAGCATCGGCAGGATCTGTACCTCCAGGACCAGCTTCAAAAACTCGTGCGGGTCCTCTTAGTCTAACTTTACTATCTGCTTTTCTTTGATGATCTAAAGAATAAACATTAACATAAGTATTTGGTCCAAAAATAATAACTTCAAAAGGATTATTATTTAATAAAATTAATTGAGGAGTAGATGCTCTTTGTACTCTTGGATTTTGTAAAGCTTGTGGATCCGAACCAACAGGTTTAGGAGTAAGTTGCGGTTGCTTTGCTTCATACTCTGAATAATGAACTAAAGAACCATTCCATTCTCTAACCATTTCTGTGTACGGAAATCTTAATCCCGATCTATCCGAAATTGCTAATGCTTGTTTACCTCTTGCAAAAACTCCCATTATGACATTACTCCATCACCATAAAAAGTTTGTGGTGAAATAAATGTAGATGTGCCTTGGTTGTCGGCATCTAATGCTCTTGCCATTTCACTTTGATAAATTCTTTCAAGTTCTGGAGTTCTCAATGGAGAATATTTCATACTTAAATAATAAGCAAGACCCGACATCATACAGGGATAAAATCTATCAACTACATCTGCTGTATTTGTATAGTCCCCTGCATTATCAACTTGAGCCATATAATAAAAACGAAATTGATAACTTGAAGGTGTACTTGTACTTGATACACTTGCACTTGGTGTAGCATATAAAAATATGCTTGGATTAATTTTTCTATCTATATAATATTGTGAAGGCGTACCTTTAGTTAATTTATTAGGAGTTGCGCTATACGCCGATCTACTAATTTGAGTTAAAGCAATATCAGTAGGTGCTGTTGTAGTAGTATTATTTCTATAAGTTGCTTCTAAAATTTGACTCAAATCATTTGGAAAATTAACTGAATCAGCTGCATAATTATATTCTGCTTGGCCTTCTATTAAAGGTAGTTCCGCTAATTTTACTTTCCATAAATGAACCCCTCTATTCTCCCATTCTTTAAACATAATATTTAAAGAACGCCTAGCTGATCTTAATTGATAACCCGTTCGAGTTCCTCTTATATTTGTTCTTTCAAAAGCTTCTTCAATAATATCATCAATCGCTGGATTAAATGTATTAGTTCCTGAACTTGATGTAATTGTATTAGCTTGATTTCCCATGCCAGCCAATGCTGCGCAGTAATAAAATAAAGTTGGAGCTCCAACAACTTGAACCGGAGCGACAACAATAGTTGTTTTTGCTCCAGCACTTCCAGGTGTTCCTGTAGTAGTTACACCCGTTGTATAAGCTACGCCCCCTGAAGTATGAGTTCCATCTTTAGTACTAGATAGTGCTAATATAAAAGTAGCATTAGTCCCTTCAGATTGATCGAAGATATAGGTATTACCTTCTTGAAGTTCTAATACTGGACTAACAGTGCCATTAATAAAAAACTTATTAGTTCCTGCACTAAAAGCATTAGTACCAGTTGCAACTGTAACTGTATATGTAATAGTTGCCATAAACTATTATCCTCCAGTT